ATCTGCCCGTTCGGGATAATAGAACCCGCCGCGTTCGGCTTAAAGATTTCCGGCCCGTTCTCGCCCACAAGGTAAGGCACGTTCGGCGCTACTGCGCCGCCAACAGCGCGAGCTTCTTGTGTAATACCTCTCCCAAGATTAAATCCACCTCTACCGCCACCGGTTGTGTCAAATTTTGGTTTTGGGGCAACTCCACCAATGCCAAGAGCGGCTGCGCTTACGGGTTTGCCACCGGATGGACCGGTAGCGATTGACTGCAACCAGCCCCAAAGTTCTTTTAGAACACCTATTGCTGCCCAAGACTCGGTTTTTACATCCCCCAACATCCGCTTATAGCCCTCGCTGCGCCAACCCTCTTTGTCATTCATTAGATTCAACACTGTTTGAATAACAGGAAGAAAATTTGTCCCGACTTCTATTTTCACTTCCTCAAAAGCTGACTTTACCTCGGCCATGCCCTGCTTGTAAGCATCAACGGACTCTTGTTTTTCTGCATCCCATACCATCGCGTCGCTAACTTCTTCCATGTCTGCAACGATTGACTCTGTCGCCGCCGCGAATATTGGTTCTAAATCTCTACCTGCCGCGCCAAAGTTTTCTGTTAGCCACTGTGCGCGAGCTATTGGCGTTTCAAGCTCTTTGTATTCGTCTGCGAGCAAAAGCAGGTTTTCAATAGATACGTCAACGCCTTTCTTTGTGGCGTTGCCAAGTCCCGTTGCCAGGTCTTTGTATTCAATGCCCATATTCTGAGCAACTTGTATCAGCCTGCTTGTATCTTCGAGAGATGTGCCGGTAATTCTTGAAAGGGTAGCAACCTGATCCCCGTATTTAACTGTTTCTTCAATCGCATCTTTTGTATAATCAACAGCGGCGCTGATTCCCCCTCCAATCGCCGCTATTACACCAGCAGTTGTAAGTGATATTCCGGTAAGCGCTTGAAAGCCACCCTCAAGGTCGCTAAACTTGCCCTCAATATTATTTAGAGTGCCGCCGGTTTTGTCGTTTGCGTAAATATCAATGTCAACTCTGTTAGCCATTAGCCCTCGCCGCCCCCAGCGCCATCCAGCGCTGATACCATAACATCTTCGAGCCTTCTACGATCTCCCACGGCGGGATGCCCCAACTCTCTGCCATTTTTAGCACGTACACCCATCTTGGTAATTCGGAAGCAGTCGCGCTGATAGCCGCAAACTCTAACTGCTTCCGTTCGTAGGGTTTACAAATGCCTGGTTCACCGCCCTGACGAACTCTGTCACGACCTCGATCCACTCCCCTTTCGGGATGGTCTTGAACACCGCCCGCGCGTCCTCCACCGATAACTCGTTGCCTTCTTCATCGGTCACGAACAGCAACAGTTTTTCGTAAACTTCCTTCTGCGATAGCTTGTCGAAGTTGAACCAATCGTCAATGGAGAAATTACGGTCAAACTTCTCCTGCGTGACTACCAGTTTCACTTTATCCATATCACGCCCACGCCGGTGCGGTTCCGCCCATTACGCTGAAGTGCACTGTTCCGATGCTCAGCGCCCCATCAGGCGTGCCCTTCACTGCGAAGTTGTCCAGGCAGAACTCGCCCGATAGCGTCTCTCCAGCGGTTTCCGGTTTCACGCTCACGGTCTTGCTGGTTGCGCTGTTGAGGATGCCCTTCAGCACCGTGTAAGCGCCAGAGGTGGTGTGTGTGTCGTAAAGGAACTCAAAGGTGATGCCTGTCACCGGTAAGCCAGGGATGAAGTTCTTACTGCCGTCCCCGAATCCGGTTACGTCGATCACGCCCGCGTCCTGCTGGATCTCGAAACTCACGCAATCTGTTGATAAATCCTGCGGGCTACCTGCTGAATCATCAATGGTGATGACTGCGCCTTTTGCTGAAAATTTAGCCATTTGTGTCTCCTTTAGTATTGTGCGTAGTGAACGGTGAAGCCGAAGGAATCCCCCGCGCTCCCCGTCCGTGTCGCAACTACTTTCAAATATTTGTCGATCGTTCCGGATGCAACCGCTTGTCTCTCGGATAGCACCGCGCTCCCGTCAGCCGTGAAGGTGATGAGGTCGTTATACGACCCGTCGGAAGTCGCGCAGTCCTGTATTTTTACCACGTAGGTATCCGCAGCGCACGAGCTCCAGATGTGCAGCGTGGCTGAACATCGTGCCGTTACCTGCGCCGCGTTGAACTGGTAAGCCGTTGTGGTGGTGGTGTTGGTAATAGTCCCGTGTGTCAGCACCTTGCCAAACTCTACGCCCTCGTTATCCCCGTAGCTCTCGAATTGTATCGAGCCCACAGATAGCGCCGAATCCGGCGTTCCCTTTGGCGTGTAGTTTGCCTGCGTGTAGGGCATGGAGATGCTCGGATTACCAGCCGTGTATCCTTCAGGCAGTATCGTTACATGGTGACTGCCGAAGTCATGCAAAGCGGTATGCACCGCGCTTGCGGTACTCGACCACAGCATGTCCGCCTGTATCTTTGCAGTTGGCAAGCCTGGTATGAAGTTCTTGCTCGCATCGCTGAATCCCGTCACATCAATCACCCCTGTGTCGGTGTTCGCCTCAAATGCGGTAGCGTAGGTTGATAAGTTGTATCCATTTATCAGTATGATCGCGTTTTTCGCGCTTACTTTGCTCATGTATTATTCATCCTTTCCCGGAGCGTTATTTCAAACATGCACCCGAAGAAAGCCTTGCCATCCGGCGCTTCAAGCACCCCCAGGTCACTTACGTTCACGCGCATCACATCCACATCGGTCAAATCCATCTCAGCCACAGCCTCGATGATCATGTCAACCTTCGTTGCCATCGCGCCGATAACATCCTTCAAGCCCCTTGTCGCTCCCGCCTGTTCGTGCAAATACACGTAGCGGTAAGTCCTGTTGAACGTCCACAGCCTGGTCGTTGGTGCGCCAAAGGTGGTTGACCCCGTTTCCGGTTCGCCGTTTCCGCCCAGCACGAACCCATCCGGAGATGGGAACAGGATTGGGCAGTCGCGGGAGTTTACCGTTTCCGGTATCTCATCCACGTCCTTGATGGTCACGCCGCTTACTGTCAACGCCGCGATGCCTGCCGCGATTGTCGCCGTTGATAGGCTCATGCCAGCCTCGCGTAGTTCATCAGGATGGTGCGCACGCTCGCCGGCACATCACGCGGAGTGATCATCACCCCGCCAGCAGTCAGTGTTGATTCAGCCGCCATGTTCTCGCCGAACCTGCGGTGATAGAACGCCGTGGCGATCTGCAAACAAGCCTCGACAATATCAGCTGGTGGTGAGTATGAGTACCCCCACGAGCCCAATATTTCGATCACCTGTTCGTTGTTGCCGTCTGATTCTGCTTCCCACGAGTACGCGCTTGAGTCTTTGATCTTCACGGCGTATTTCGGGTTGGCGTTGGCGGGCAGCAGGATGTATTCCGTGCTTGCCAGCGTGGTATCATCGCCGTTCGTCAACGTGGTAATAGCCAGCAGGTCATCATCTTCGATGTAAAGCGTGTTGCCATCCGGCACGTCGTACTTGCGAGTTTCAATGCGGGCGAAAAAGGTGCGCCGTGTTTCCGTGTCGATGAGCCTGCTGGCCCCTTCCAGGATGTCACCGATAACCGCGTCGTCCGTCGTATCGGTGCTCTCGATGCGGGCGTAGTTCTTGAAATCCGTTATGCTTGCGTATGCTGTCATATCATGTCCTCACAGGTCTGCGTGAACAGCGGGTGGTTCTGCCACAGGATGAAATCCATCACCCCTGTTGGATGCGCTCCCAGATGCCCAACAATACAGGAGCGGTCAACGTAGGGCGTGTATCCTTCCTGCCTCACCCGCTTGAAGAAGCGCCTGTCTTCTCCACCTGCCTCGTAAAGCGTGTCCTGCTCCCACCAATCGCCGTATTTCGCCGTGTCCTCAAGCACTTTCCTGTGTATCAGGCAGCAGCTCGTGGAGGTGAAACTGACGGGCGTAAGCGCGTCTTCTGGTCTTGGATGGATCACTTGCGGTCCAGGCAGGATGTTGTCTTTCCTCTCCATGAACCAATCCCGTGTCTCATCTGCCATTTGCGCGTGTCGCTCGTTATGAATCTTCCAGATGTGAGGGAGCGCCGGGTTCTGTTTGGTGAATATCAGCGCGCCGATGGTTGGTTCATTCCAGGAGAGCAAGCGCTCAAGTGTCAGCGGGTGATACACAACGTCATCGTGCACGCTCCAAAGCCACTCAGCACCACTTTCCAGGAACCCACGAGTCAGGTCGTTCCACGTTCGCATCGTGTCACCCGGCGGTGTCAGCTTGAAGTTCAGGCTGTATCCTTCTGGTACTTTCGTGTGCATGTATCCTGATACTTGCAGCCAGCTCTCTGGTCTATTCGACCCGCACGGTATCCAAAGCAGGATTTCAGCCACTCGATTCCTCTCCAGTTCCCCTGAATATCGCGGATTG